AACGAGGGACCACAAGAAGAGTTTCTGTCTGCGGGTGAACGCGATGTTCTTTATGGCGGTGCAGCCGGGGGTGGTAAATCTTTCGCTCTCTTGGCTGACCCCCTGCGCTTCTGCCACAACGCAAACCATCGTGGCCTCTTACTGCGGCGTACTCTCGACGAACTAACCGAACTGATCGACAAGTCACGCCAGCTATACACCAAAGCATTTCCCGGTGCGAAGTTTCGTGAATCTAAGTCTACGTGGGTTTTTCCATCCGGTGCAACCATCTGGTTCACCTATCTCGACAAGGACAAGGACGTTACTCGTTTTCAAGGACAGGCGTTCAACTGGATAGGCATCGATGAGATTACACAGTACCCCACAGCTTACGTCTGGGATTACTTGCGTTCTCGCCTTCGTACTACTGATCCTGAACTCCAGCAACACCTGTACATGCGCTGCACAGCCAACCCCGGAGGAGTGGGTGGTTGGTGGGTCAAGAAGATGTACATCGACGGAACACCAGAGAATAAGCCTTTTCCTGCATTCGACATAGAAACACGTCGGGATTTTGTTTGGCCCCCCGGACATGAAAAAGCAGGACAGCCCCTGTTCTATCGCAAGTTTGTTCCGGCCCGTTTGACTGACAACCCTCACTTGATGGCAGACGGTCAATACGAAGCTATGTTGAGATCGCTGCCCGATGTCGAACGCAGACGACTTCTCGAAGGGGACTGGGACGTAGCAGAGGGAGCAGCCTTCCCAGAGTTCTCACGAGCCAAGCATGTTGTCGAACCATTCGAACTTCCGACGAACTGGCCGCGCATACGGATGGCCGACTACGGCTATGCAGCACCCTCATGTGTCCTGTGGGGCGCAATCGACTGGGATGACAATATCTGGATATATAGAGAATTATATCAAAAACACTTGACAGCAGAGCAACTAGCTGATAGAATACTAGAAGCAGAACAACTAGACCCACTACCTCACTACACAGTCCTCGACTCGTCTTGCTGGAACAAGACAGGTTTTGGGCCTTCAATTGCAGAGGTGATGATGAGGTCAGGTGTTCGTTGGACCCCTGCAGATCGCAACCGCATTCAGGGCAAGATGGAAATACATCGACGCCTAGCTGACAATCCATACACAGAAGAACCTCGCATTCGTTTCTTTTCTACGTGCCAGAACATCGTCAAGCAGATTGCTGGCATTCCTCTTTCCAAAACAAACAGCGAAGACGTAGATACGAAAGCAGAGGATCACGCATACGATGCCTTGCGCTATGGAATGATGACACGCATGAGTGGTTACACTTCTATACACCAACAGCTAAGTTCTATAAAGAACCACGTCCACCAAGTTCAAGACGAAGTATTCGGATACTAACCTATGGCAGAACAAAAAGACCCAACCCAAATTACTTTGCGTGAAGCTGCTGATGCTTACAACGCAAGAGGCGCGGGCACCATAGCAAGGTTTAGTGCAAAGGGAACCTTAAAGCAGTATGGTGATATGCCTCTTGTACAGGCATTTACACCCGACGAAAGTGGTGTTCGCCCTGTGGACACCATGTTAGAAGGGGCAAAAAGTCAAGGTGCAGCTAATTCTCTTCAAGATGATCTTCGTTTAATATCTAAGGATGTAAACAGACAGATATTCAACGCAGACCCTAACTCTTCTGCTTTGAATCTTCTTCCCGGCCTAGAAGCCAACGACCCTCAGACATTCAATATTTTCGGTGAAAGAGTATCTGCTCCAAAGCAAACTGAGATTGCAATTATAGCGCAAAACAAACAGGGCTGGGGAGAATTTATGCAGCAGTTGAATGCTATTCGTGAAGGCGGGGGCAACGACGCTGTAATTGCAGACGCAATTTACGTGAACTTACAAACAGGATATCGTAGTGGGGCGATTGCTGGTCTAACTGGTGCAGAGTACAAAGTTGACAGGGGCACAATCGAAATCACTCCCCAAACTAAAGCTACTCCAGAACTTGAAAAACGTACAGGCGCACAAAAAGTGGGTGGTAAACGTGGACAAGCCATCCCTCAAGATGTACCGCTAAATGAACAATCACACGCCCGTCTTCAACAGCGTTTAGCTGCTAACCAACTAGATGTTGGCATTCGTTCATTTATTGAAAATCAAATCAAAGCAGGTAAAGCTGCACCGGTGTTTGTAATAACAGGAAAAGACGGAAAATATCGACAGGTAAATACAACAGATATGACAGAAGTTCTTTCTCGTATTAGAACTTCTACTCCCATTATCAAGGACAACATAAACAACAAAGAATTTAACACACTTGTTCCTGACGATCCAGCGTACACAGGCGCAGATAAAAAGGGTAAATTTGGTGCGGCTCTTCTTCGTAATGTGTTTGCAAATGTTGCAGCTTTTGAAGTTCAAATGTCTGATGCAATGTTGGACTTTTTACAGGGTCGCAGTCAGAAATCTGGTGCAGAAACTAGATCAAGGACGGCTAAGTCAGGATATTTAGTTCGTCCACGCGGTACATTCTATCCAGCAGAACGTGATGCTGCACAGGCTGTGGGTAATTGGTTTGATGAAGTAGAGGGTGCTAGTGTTGTTGACAGATTTGACCCTGAGACTCAAACAGTCACCAAAACATCGTATGGTATTCCCGGTATGTTTGATCAACCTGCACCGTCTGCAGCCCCCACTGCACAACCTATTCCTGCAGAAAAACCTGCACCAGCTTCCCTAAACGATCTATCACCGGAAACAAGGTCCGCTATGGAAAAGGCTGGATTTAAGTTTAAATCACTTATTGTGCCGGGTACTATAGCCGCTGGAACAGCCGCAAGTGTTATAACATCTGAAGATGCAGCAGCAGCGGGATCAGAAGTTGTTAGGGATGTAGCTATAGATGTTGCGGGAGAAACAAGTTTAAAGAAAGTTTTAGGAAGAGTAGCGGCAGGACGAATTCCTATAGCAGATGTATTAATTCCTTCTGGAACTATGGCTAATCAAGAACTAACAGAAGATGACAGGGCTATTCAAAGTCAACAAGAAATGGAAGACTTGTCAGCACAAGCTGCACAAACAGTAGAAGATGAAGATGCGGCCCGCATTCAAAGGGCAAGACAACAACAACTTATGTCCCGGCCTATACCGGGAAAAAGTTTCTTAAATACAGAACAACAACCATAGGGGAGAAAAACCTATGCCCGGTAATAACTATAACTACGGTGCATCATACATTATGAACGCAGACAAAACCAGCGTTGATAAAGACGAAGGCGCATCTACACTCTACCGCGAAAAGCTAGAGTTTGATACTCGTGTCCAAACCGGACCAATGATCGAAGCTATGCCTAAGAAACAAACCAAACCAACTGTGGAAGCTTCACTGTTTAAGATGGCAGACGAACGCGACTACTAAGGAAGCGACATGGCCGATAATTTTCTAGAGCCGGAAGACGAACGAGCGATTCCGATTACTAGCCCTGCAGAACAAATGCCCGGACTTGCGGGCCACATACGGGCACGGTTTGACGATGCAGAAAACGGACGGTTCTCAAACGAACAGCGGTGGCTGCAAGCGTACAAAAACTTTCGTGGAATCTACGATACCACAACGCAGTACCGCGACAGCGAGAAGTCAAAGGTGTTTATTAAAATCACCAAGACAAAAGTTCTTGCTGCGTACGGACAAATTATCGACATCTTGTTTGCCAATAAGAAGTTTCCACTTGTCGTAGAGTCAACTCCTATGCCGGAAGGCATCGAAGAGTTTGCTCACATGCGTACCCCCGCTGACGAAGCAGCCCAACAGCCGGATGACCCCTACGGGTTTCCGGGAGACGGGAGAGCATTAGCACCCGGTGCTATGAAAGCAGATGATCCACACAAGTTAGGATCGTACGGCAAAGACTTTGGTGATATGGTACTTGCAGGTAAGTCTCGCGTAGGTGAGCCACAGTTCGAACCTGCAAAAGAACAAGCACGAAAGATGGAGAAGTGTATCCACGATCAGTTGCTTGATACCAATGCCGTCAGTGAGTTTCGCAAGGCTATCTTCGAAGCCTCTCTGTTTGGCACAGGTGTAATCAAAGGTCCGTTTAACTTCTATAAGCGAGTACACAAGTGGACAACAAACGAAGAAGGTGAACGCGAGTACACCCCGTACGAACGCACTGTTCCTCGTATCGAACACGTTTCTTGTTGGGACTTCCATCCTGATCCATCTGCCACGTCTGTAGAAGACTGCGAATACGTCATTGAACGGCATCGTATGAATAGGCAGCAGCTACGTAGTCTTATCATGCGTCCCCACTTCGACGCAGAAGCAGTTCAAGAGTGCCTTGCAAAAGGGCCAAACTACGAAGACAAATACTACGAAGACACAATCCGTGAAGATGAAACAGAACCCCACATCTCTGAGAATCGGTACGAAGTCCTTGAGTATTGGGGTGTCCTAGACTCGAAGTTTGCAAAAGAAGTAGGCTTCGAAGGCGCAGAGGACATGTCTGAGTTTGATCAGATGCAGGTTAACGTCTGGGTGTGTGGTACAATGATCCTTCGCTGCGTTGTTAACCCGTTTACTCCAGCACGTATACCCTACCAGTCGTTTCCGTTCGAAATCAACCCCTATCAAATCTGGGGTGTCGGTGTAGCTGAGAACATGGAAGATGCACAGATGCTGATGAACGGTCACGTTCGTATGGCAATCGACAATCTGGCCCTCGCTGGCAACCTCGTCTTTGATGTGGACGAAGCGTCCCTTGTCCCCGGACAAAACATGGACATCTTCCCCGGCAAGATATTCCGTCGTCAATCAGGCGTAACGGGTACTGCTGTTAACGGACTAAAGTTTCCGAACACAGCCGGTGAAAACATACAGATGTATCAGATATCGCGGCAGCTTGCTGACGAAGAGACGGGCATACCATCTATCACTCACGGACAAACCGGAGTTACGGGCACAGGACGTACCGCTGCAGGTCTGTCTATGCTGATGGGCAGTGCGGGCTTGTCTATGAAGACCGTCATTAAGAACATCGACGATCATCTTCTCAAGCCAATCGGTGAAGCATTCTTTCAATGGAATATGCAGTTTGGTGAAAACATCGAAGACATTACAGGCGACCTAGAAATTAAACCGCGTGGCGTAGCAGCCGTCATGCAAAAAGAAGTCCGCACACAGCGTCTCACTTCACTGTTGCAAACCGTAGCAAACCCCATGCTTGCTCCGTTTGTAAAGATACCAAACCTGATGCGTGAACTGGCTATATCACAGGACATCGATCCGGATAGCTTGGTCAACGATCAAAACGAAGCGCAAGTATACGCACAGATGTTACAAGGGATGATGCAAAATGCTCAACAAGGACCAAGCCCGCAAGCTGGCCCCGATGCTCAACAGCAAGGAATGGGTGCCCCTGCAGGAGTACCTGACGGACCTCAAGGGCTTGACGATTCGGGCCGTGGTAACGGCACAATCGGAGTCGGAACTGCGCCAGTTGCAGGGGAAGCTGGCTTTACTGGAAACCCTCCTTCAACTGAAGGATAGCTACGAGGCAGTGGTTAAAAACAATGGCTGAAAACGACACAACAACGACTGGCACTACTACCGTGACTAGCAGCACTCCGTACTTTGATCCTACATCTGAAATAACACAGGACGAGTATCAAAAAGGGTTTGTTGATTTTTACAACATGCCAACAATCACTGATCCAGTAGTTATTGGCGACGATGACGACGATGACGACGATGACGATCAAAACGTACAGCCAAATGTTCTTGCACCTGTAAAAAGCGACGAAGACAGACCGACTATTTTTGGCGCAGGAGTCACACTTGGTGGCGGAAGTTCGTTTGATTTTAAAACAAAAGATTTTAACGAAGTTATAAACGATTACGTCGATCCCGCTAAAGCAATAAAAGACAATGCAAAAAAAGATAGGTCGTTTAGTGATTTTGGCAAAGCTATTGCTGACATGTACAAAACTCCAGAAGGGGCAATAGGGGCTGGTGTAGGGCTTATGCTGGGGGTTGGGCCGCTTGGTGGACCCGCCCTAAGTGCTATGGGTGAACTAAATCGCAAAAAACAAAAAGAAACAGCCGACTCAATCGCTGCAACGGGCGGCAGTGGTGGCACCATGTTTGAACTAAACGGACAACTGGTTTACCGAAAGCCGGGTGAAAAGTTTTTTTCTGGGGTGTTTCAGGGCACTCAAAAGCAGATGGCTGGTTTGGAACACATGAGTAAGGGTTTCCTTCCGGGCATGATGAAAGAAATAGTCAGTTCCAAACCTTTTGCGAATGGCGCATATGAAAATTCAGGAAAAGAGGCGTTGGTTACAGCCACGGGCGTTGCGATGGATGCCTACGGAACGATATTAGGGTCTGATGGATCAACTCAAAATGTTACCGCAAGTCAAGCTACAAAAGCACGAAATGACTTTGCTAATAAAATAGCCGCTGACATGGGGCATACATCCACCCTCAGTTCTGATCAAGCACTTGACTTGAAACAGGCGTTAGACGCTCACATGAAACAATTCAAAACTGGCATATTTCATAGGACAAGCAGTGTTGACGACGACACCTACAACTCTCACCTAAGAGAAGCTAAAGAGTTTTCGTCAAATTTTGTAAAGAACATACTGGGTGAAACACCTGCAGAAAAGAAACAAAGAGTAGAGAATGAAAAAGTAGCAGCGCAAGAACAAGAAGACGCAAGAAAAAGACAAGAGAGAGCAGACGCAATAGCAGCGCAAGAAAGTATAAATGTTAATAGCGGTACAAGGGAATCTGAGAGGGAAAATAAAGAAAGCGACACGCAAGGCAGACAACCATCCGGATACGGCAGAGACAGCAGCGGTAGTCAGAGGTCTGATCCAAAAGGATACGGTGGTTACGGCGGTAGAAGGGCTTTGGGGGGTCGCGTAGGATACGCACCCGGAGGGGCTGTAGGAGCCTCACCAGCGGGCTTTGTAGAACGTCCGCCGTCACAGGTACCCGAAGCTGCTACAGTGGCTGACGACAAGCCTATGAGCGTTCAAGAGGGTACGTTTGTCATCAACGCTGCAGCCGTCGAATTTGCGGGCGAAGAAGACATAGCCAAGATGCTCAACGATGCCTATGCAAAAGCGGGTAAGCAGGGGTCGGCAGCACCGTCGAAAGAACAGGTTGACGTGGCCGTGTCTCGCGGTGAGGTACTCGTGCCCCCAGCAATCGCTAAGATCATTGGGTATGACCGCCTAGAAAAAATCAACAATCGCGGCAAAAAAGAAACATCCAAGCGCATTGAAGAGAACGGGCAGCAGCCGGTGGGTGCAGCAGAAGGTGGTTTTCTGAGCAGGTTGTTTGGATTCGGCAAAGAAGAACCGCAGCTTACAGCCCCACCGTCTGAAGAGGCAGAAATACCAAAGCAAGGATTTGCCGAAAAACCAATGGCAGAAGCATCTACTCCGCTTCCCCCCTACACTGATTTTGAAAACACTGCTCGTGATTTGCTTCTTCTTCTAGAAGGAAACGTATCTGAAGGGTACGTACCAAAAGGCAGAAGCAACAGTGGCGTTACGGTAGGCATAGGCTTTGACGTGGGACAGCACAATCCTACTGATTTAGAAAAGATGGGACTTAATACAAACCTCATTGCAAAGCTGACACCTTACCTGAAAAAGAAAGGTCAAGCAGCTAGGGATGTCCTAGAGACTGTTCCACTCAAGCTTACAGAGCCGGAAATGGAAGAAGTTAATAGACTTGCTCTTCGTAGTAAATACGAAAAGTTTGAAAAGAATTATCCTAAGTATGCGAAGATTCCTGATGCTGGAAAACGAGCAGTAATGTTTTCTGCATCGTATCTAGGCGCACTAAAAAGATACGAAACATTTAGAAAAGAGTTTGACAAAGGCCAAAATTTAAAACGGGCTAT